TCTTTAGAAAGAGACGAGGGGCGGTCACACCCGAAGGTGAAACGCTGTTGCCTTACATATATTTTGCACCCGATGAGTACTATCACAAATCAGAGACGCTTCATGAGTGCTACTAAATGTTTTGTTGAGATAGGTAGTTGTGATTTTAACACACTGAATGACCTAGGTAAGAATGGGTGGACAGGAGTTATCATTGAGCCGGTACAAGAGTACCTAAACAACTTAGAGAAGCACGATGGTGTAACGTACATGAACTGCGCGATTGATGTGAGTAGAGGCTCAAGACAGATGGATGTATTCAAGCAGTCTGTCATTGAAAAAGACAGAGACTTTGCGGGCATGAGTTCGTTCTCTGAGTACACTCTCAAGGGCAACAAGAACCTAGTGGAGTCAAGGTTAGTTGAATCAATTACCTATGACGACATGATAAAGGAGTCTGGTATAAGCCAGATCGACTTCTTAAAAATCGACACCGAAGGGCATGACTTGGTTATCCTTAATCAAGTTGCATACGAGGGTGCGTTGCGACCCAAACTGATTAAGGCAGAGCACAAGCACGTTGCAAATGGATGGGCATCCATGAGGGAATTACTTGAGAGCAGAGAGTACCTAGTCTATCAAGAGTTTGATGACGTGTATGCTATAGACATGCGCACCAGTTCTAGCAGAGATCCCTTCAAGAATCATTTCGAATTTAATCTGAAAGAATAATGGACAAGATATGTAAGAGCGCGTATCGCGCCAACATGTGCACTCTTGTACGCGCGCAAGTGGATGAGCAGTTAGAGAAATTAGCGACACTGCACACTTCGTTTGGTACTAAAGGTAAGGGTGATAAAAGAACAAAGAAGGAACTTAAGGAAGCAGAGGCTGTGCTGTACAGGGAAATCAAAAGGCTAGTGCCAGAGTATTACAAACGAATTATAATTGACAAGTAATGAATAAGTCTCAACTAAGAGAGATGAACAATACCTCTCTCAATAATAATGCGATACCAATGAAGAAACTGCAACCATTCAGAAGAAGTGATGGGCGGTTATTGGTTGGTCGCTACAAAGGTCAATCGCTCAAAGATGTACCTAGGTCATACATTACATGGATGCTCAACAACATTGAGTTGGACTCATCCTCTATTAGTTACTTGAGAAATGAAAAACTAATATGACTGAGTATCAAATAGAAAGAAGCATAGAGCAGAACGCTATAACCCTAGCGACCTCTGTGTTCTCGAAGATTAACCGAGCACACAAGGAAAGTTTAACAATGAGCAGAAGGGATAGAGAGTTAGTGGAAACTAGGCAGATGATATGGGCTTATCTAAAAGAGAACACAAGACTTACCATGTCCTATATGGGCAGTGTATTTAATAGACACCACAGTACCGTGATAGCAGGTCTAAGGGTGCATAACAAGAACATGGATGTGTTCAGCAATGGTAAGCCTATTAACCCCTTGTATGTAAGCAAGTATGAAGAGGGTTCAGTTATCCTGGATCAGGCGCTTGCCCACACACGTGAGAAGAATAAGTCCCTAGTGTACCGAGTAGTATTATACACCAACAACACTGAGACGTTAGATAAATATGAAATAGTAAATGTAACCAAGGTATGATTATATCAGACAAATTTAAGTTCATCTTCGTAAAGATTCCGAAGAACGCAAGCACCTCAATGGAGGAAGCACTGCTTAAACTAGACCCAGAGGCAATGGTCATGGATAATAATAGTCCACCATTTGGTCACGAGACAATGGCTACTATCAAAAAGATAGCCGGTGAAGATAGGTGGAACGAGTACTTTAAGTTTGGGTTTGTCAGAAATCCGGAGAGAAGATTTATATCACACTATGTATACAACTGCGATTACCACTACAGGAATAACCCCAGTGTTGCGTGGGTGTTTGACGAGACAGGCAACTTCCCTGCCCCGGAAGACAAAATAATAACAAGGGATATGCTCATGCAGTTTCATTTCTTTGACAAGTTCTGGAGTAAGCCCTACCTTAAGTATCAGCAGGTTGAATGGATGGAAGATGACATGTGGCTAGGCGTGGTTGAAAACATCGAGGAGGATTGGCAGTATGTTTGTGAGCGCATTGGAGAAACCATTCCGCTGTTTAAAACTAATGCTACCAACTCTAAGATCTGGAGTCTAGGCGATGAGGCCAAGAAGGTTTTTGAAATCTTGTATGAAGATGACATAAAAATGTACAACGACAGGATAGCATATGGAATGGGACTTAAGTGAGAAGCAACCTATACACTACTATAATGTAGACATTATATGGCAGACCAAGCGTGGCAAAAAAATGTATACCAATAAATGGAAAGGGCTAGAGTGTGTGAGCAGAGCGAAAGACCTTAAGGGTTTGAATAAGGATAAGAAAGCATTAGAATTTTTAGAGGGCCTTACAAAACTTACAGCCAAGAAACTAAACTTCAGAGTATACAAAATCAATAGCAAAGAGATAGTAGGGTACTCAGAGATTCACAAAGAAAAAGACTACGACAATGAGTTCAAGTGAGACAATCACAATGTTTCCGTCTGTAACGGATATAGATAACCCACATTACACAACACTAGATGAATCCCTCACACGTATACGTGAAGGAAAAAGTCAAGCCAAGGTCGAGCAAGTTAGAGCAGGCAATAAGGATGTAAAGAAAACCCTGCCTATCGCACTGTTCTCTGGTGTATTTGAAGGCAGAAGAGACAGCCAGATCCTGGGGCATAGCGGTATAATAGTATTGGACTTTGACCATATAGATGTAGAGGATTACAAGTCATTACTTGGCACCGATGATTACATACGTGCCTGTTGGACGTCTCCGAGTGGAGACGGATTGAAAGCACTTGTACAGGTTACAAATCCCGAGAGACACCGTGATCACTTCCGTGCGTTGCAAGCCTACTTCGATAGAACATATGGACTAGAGGTTGACCCTTCTGGAATAAATCTTTCGCGTGCTTGCTTTGAAAGTTATGACCCAGACCTTGTAAGTAATGAAGACCCTCATGTGTTTGGGCTAATGCTTTCAGAAGGCAGTGAGCATCAAGAGGTAGTACAGCGTGAGGCATACACCGACTACGAGAAGTTAGATATTGTAGTACACATGATACGCAAGGCTGATGATGGAGATAAACATCGTACGCTTTTACGTGCTTCCATATTGTGTGGTGGATACATCGCCGCAGGAAGGATGGAAGAGGACGAAGCACTGCGTGTTATGGAGCGTGAACTTGTACGTAGAGATGTACAAGACATAGACCTAGCACGTAAGACTATGGGTGACGGCATCAACCAGGGTAAGACCATGCCTATCCGTGAGATTATTGATGACGAGAACAAGATTAAAAGAGAGTTCCGTATCAACGATGGAGACATGTCTTTTATATCTTCGGATGCCACTGATCTGGAATGGATAAATGATTTCGCAACAGGTAAGATAGAGAAGGGACTTACCACCGGGCTAACAAACCTAGATAAGTACTACTTGTTTAAGAAAGAGTTTACTATTATCAATGGTCACAGTAATGTAGGTAAGACTACAATGGCCTTGTATCTAATGGTGACAGCATCTGTACTACACAATTGGAGATGGATTATATATTCTTCCGAGAACAGAACTGCCGCTGTTAAGATGAGGCTTATGGAGTTCTTAGTTGATGTACCTGTTAGTGACATGCACTATGAGGAAAGAGTAGCCGCATACAAGTGGGTGAACAAACATTTTACGATTATAAATAACAATCAAGTGTATAGTTACACCGACCTTATAGTATTCGCTGAGAAACTTATACGACAAGAGCCTTATGATGGTATACTGATTGACCCTTACAACTCATTGAAGACAACCATATCAAAGAACGCTCAACTATCTTCTCATGAGTATCACTACGAGGCCGCATCAGAACTACTCACCTTTAGTGTCAACAACAACATGGCAGTGTGGCTGAACACCCACTCGGTTACTGAGGCTCAAAGAATTAAAGGCCCCGATGGATTGCCTGTAGCACCGAGTGCTGCTATGACTGAGGGCGGCGGTAAGTTCGTGAATAGGGCCGATTCTTTCCTCACATTTCATAGAAAAACGCAGTCAAACGACTACGATATACGCCAACGTACAGAGATTCATGTGCGTAAACAACGTAACCAAGAGACCGGTGGTCAACCCACACCTTGGGATGATCCTGTGGTTCTTGAAATCAATAGTTCACGTACAGGTTTTAGGAATCTTGGTAGTAGTGAAAAAAGTTTTACTCCTTTAGCGTACAAGAACAGTAGTTTAGACTTATATTAGAGGGTGGATGAAGTCACCGAAATCAAATTGGAGTTACCAAAGCCGCCTTCGCTTAATCAATTTTACAGTGGGAGGCATTACGCGGTACGCTCAAAGTACAAAAAAACTTACTGGGAAAAAATCCAAAAGGTTCTTGAAGGATTTGATAAGTGGCACATGGAGTCTATGTCTATTCATGTTTACTACAATTGCCGTTATGATGTTGATAACGCTATTTGTTGCAGTAAATTTCTTGCTGATTATCTACGAAACAATGGTTATATTGATGACGATAGTCCTAGATTTTTCACATCACAGTCTACGCATTACGACGGGACGGTGGCCAAGGACACCTTTGTAGCAAAAATAAAAGCGCATGGATACGAAACTATTAAGTAAAGTTTATTTCCTGGCGACTGCAAGAATGCAGGAAGCAGCCATAGAGTTGTACGAAGACCTACACACAAACAGTGGTGAGGCTCGTACCGATGCTGAACGTCTGCATAACACCATACGAAAGCATAAGAGAAGCATAGATACAGAATTTGATTTAATAAGAGCCGCATTGTTAGAGCATTATGATGACGCTGATTTATCTTGACGGCCTAAATGGTATCAACTATCACCGGCTAATGACACCCTTCCTTAGACTTAAGGAAGAGGAGGATCTGGAGATACACTTTATAGAAAACTTTAATGACCTTAAAGAGTTCGACCTTTCAAAGGTCAAGAACCTTGTAGGGTCAAGAAGGTTTAGCGTCTCCAATCATAAAGCATTCAAGCAGTATCTGGTAGACAATGATGTCAAACTTATATTAGACAACGATGACTATTGGAAACTACCAAAGGATAATCCTGCTTACGAATACTACAAGAACCATCAGTCAAAAGATATCAAGGCGAGTATACTCATAGCCGATGAGATTTGGAGTCCCTCTGCGTTTCTTGTAGAGATAATGAAAGACATAAACCCTTCCGCTGTATACCGGGTGATACCGAATACCATACATCAAAAGGAGGAGCAATGGATTGATTGGGAAAAGGATATGCCTAAAGACTACAAGGTTCGCTTTGGATATCTCGGAGCCAATGGACATCAAAAAGATTTAGAGCAGATGGGTATGACGTTTGAAGACCATGAGTTATATTGCATGGGTCTGATGGACTATCCAGAAAAGTTAAAAGCAAAGTATAGAATGAACCCTGTGGATATTACTCAGTACGCTAAGTTGTACAAGTTCTTCGATGTCTCCCTTAGCCCCTTGAAGGACTCCAAGTTCAACAAAAGCAAGTCTGAATTAAAAGTAGTTGAAGCAGGGTTCACTCGTACTGCAATCATAGCATCAAACGTAACGCCATATAAGGAGGTTATAAAGCACGGAGAGACAGGCATCCTGTGTGACACACCACAAGAATGGAAGGAGGCCGTAGAGGGCATGACATTACCCAAGGCTATGAGGCTTGGTAAGAATCTTTACGAGTATTGTAAAGAGCATTATGATTTGTCTACCATAAATAAACTGCGGCTTGAAGGACTCTCATGAAAGACCAGATCCCATCATACCTAAAAGAATATGCCAATGACCTTACGTTAAGAAGGATTGATGCTAATCGCAGAAGGTATAAGGGTACTCACAAACAGAGAAAGGGTACAAAGCAATCAGTATTATTGGGAGAAGTATCAAGAGAGTATTACACAGAGTACATAGGCATACTTGGTGAGTTGCTTATCCGTCATTACTTTGAGGTTACACCAGAGGTAACTAGATATACAGTGTCTACGCTGTTAAAAGAAACAAAGAATGTTACTGATGACCCAGACATTATAGTAGAGTCAACAAAGATTAAGTACGGACTTAGTGTAAAGACTTGTGAGAAAACATTCAAGGCTAACAAGAGAGCGATGGATAAAGAAGAGTCCGACATAGTACTCTTCATCTTGTTTACATCACCAGACGAATATCTATTTGCCGATTTCACACCCGACGATGTAAGGCTCTGGGATGTAAGGCACGCATACTCACCCTATTACGAAATGAAACCTCTATAGATACGTTTTGTATCTTCGATGCTCCCACAATTTCGTGGGTTACAAACAATTATTTATCGCTCATTATGGAAGACTTCGACAAATTCGTAGCAGAACTTGAATCGGCTGAACAACCGACTTGTAACACCTTAAACCCGGAAGACTGCGAAGCGTGTGGCTCCTGATCAGGAGATTAATTTCTTACGTAAGAAAAGCACAGATAGAAGAAGCAACAGTAAGTAAAAAGAAAACTTGTAAACCTTGTTGTACCACCTGTCGCTGTCCTTCATAACGATGGACGGGACAGGTACTTCTATCACCTGTACAATAGTATCACTTTCGCAAATTGCGTCTACCATAATGGTGTCAAACGAACGCACGATGTTAACCTTAAGTCTATCCTTAGTGATGGTAATGGTGTCCCGCTGTTGAAGAGTTATGGTATCACGCACCGAGACCGGTGCAGTTACAATCGTATCCGTAACAACAACCGTGTCTTTCCTTAGTACGCTGGGGTCTTTCTTGATTGCTTTTCTTAGGTGCCACTGCGCGCTGCAACTGCTCAATGATAGCACTATTATTAATAAGGATAGCCATTTCATTTATCTCAACTGATAGTTAACACCCGCTCTTAGGTTGAATATATTTCTGTCCCAATACTTCATGTACTCGACCTCTGTAAAAAAGCCCCAACGCTTTCCTGGTTTCCATCCAAAGACAAGACCTGTACTGTAGTCAACCCATTGATTCCCATCTACGTAGTTGCTATAAGAAAACTCTTCTTTGTCACCTACGTGCATGTGGTAAGGAAGAATGTTTAACCAAGAGTGTATCCAAAAGTCATCCTCATAGTGATAATAGTCTACCCCAATTATCGCAGACACAGACTGAATAAGACCAACACTATCTATGCTAAGTTTGTTGAATTCATTTACGATACCAGGGTAGATATATCTGCGGAAGTCTTCATCGGTATCAGCAACCTTCTCCCCTTCTGGGTCTAACCAGAACCAGTCGCCGTTATCTATCTCATCATCATTGTCGTAATCAATGCCATAGTAGACGTCTTCATAACCCATGTTGCGTACTAAGTCCCACCAAGGGTTGTGTGCTAAGAAGTCTGCTATTGGATTATATCCATATGACCTGTGTAAACGCCCGGCAACACCTGCTGAAAAATCTAACTCACCTATATGTAATCTTAGTCTTGATTCTACTTGCGTATAATTCAAATCAACAAGCCCTTGACTATAGTACTCGCCCTTTACCATAAAGTATTTAGCAAGGTATCTAAGGAAGTATCTTTGGTTTACGTATGCTGACCCTTGCTGACGACCCACGTCGTACTGAGCAAGGTATTCAAGTCCCTTCACAGAACCAACTGTAGCAGACAACGCTGTTGTAGACTCTGTTTGTCCGTCATAGAACCTGTTCTGTCTGTTCTCATAGTCATACCGAGCAACCCTACGTACTCCTATGGTTGCCTTATAATCAAACGGATTCTCTATAGTTATGTTTTGAAGATCCCCGCCTTGAGTTACATAGTATTCTTTTTGAGCAGGCATTGGTGAAGAAGCAAAAGCACTCGTGTAAAATGTAGCGTACTTAAATATACCCCCCACCACCTGTGCCTGGGAGAATATGGAGGACAGTACAAAGAAAGTAATTAGTATGTTTCTCATCAGAATTTACTTGCTCCAGTTATTTTATCAATGACATCCTGTATATCCTGGTGTGTAACAGAAAGGCTTAACGAAAGACCTGGCTCCCACCGCTGTATCTCTTTACCGTTTTCGTAAAGTATTATTGTAGGAACAGACTTTATGTCTGCGTATTCTTTAACCTCAGCATCATCAATCCATGCGTCGATAACCCGGGCGTCACTAATTTTTTTTAATGGTACGCTGTTGCTAGAATTAAACTCAGCGTTATAATGAACCACCACCAATCCCCTGATCGGTACCTTGAAGGCACACAGCAGGGTGAATGCTATGGCGAGGGCAGCCTTTTTCATTTCATCTCGAAGAGACGCCCCTCTATTTTGTCTAGTTGCTTCTTGATGTCATCAACATCCGACTTGGTGTTCATGATTGTGGTGCGTATCAACTCATCTTTTAAGTCGTACTCTGTTCTTCCTATCACTGGTGCAGGTAATTCTTTTGCCTCTTGCACCTCAGCCTTTAGGTCAAAGTATCCAAGGCTAACTATCACTGCGCCGCCGATAATCATACCAACGGTCTTTAGTGATAGTCCTACTACTGTGTCCTC